AATATTTAATAGCAAAAGAACCACTTTCTCCAGCAATATCTAAAAAAAACGTGTAGTGTTTGTCAACTTTTAAGAATTTTTTAACATACCAAAATTCTATTTTTGCAATTAAATCTTGAACTTTATCCTTCATCTTCTTCAGCCTCGGAGGTAAGATTTCCAGCAACTGCTGAACTAAATTGATAATTGTTTCTCACCCACTCTTTAAATGATTCAGTGGCAAGAATGCTATCCCAGAACTCTGAAGATTCGGTATCAGCCATACGCCACTTTTTGGCTTCGACTTCACCAGTTTCTGTGTTGACCTTTGCGTACCAACCTACATTTGGTTTCGTAACATGACCAGACTCAAGTGCAATGTCAAGAAGACCACTGTACCGAGAAATACCGCCATCGAAACGAACTGTGACAGGGATCTTTGCTTTCTCACGAACATATCGCGACTTCTCCACATTAATGATGAAATTATAACCAATTAAATCAGTGCCATCTTTTTCTTGCTGACGACCGAGGATATAGATGTTGTCTGCTGAATAATAGGAACCTGTTCCGCCACCGACAATATCCTTGGGAAACATACCAATCTCTTTATAGGTATGATTGACAACCACCATCGGAATGTCCTTTAGGGTGAGGTGTGGTGTCACCATACGGAACAGGGATTTAATTTGCTTGGCGCGAGTCATGTCACCGACAGACTTTTGCTCAAGCGCATCCTCAACTTCTTTCTTTGACGCAAGATTACCAATAGAATCAACAACAATCATCACACGTTCGCCACGCTCGATGTTTGACAATTGATTCATAATATCAAACTTCAATTGCTCAACATCAGTCACTGGTGTATGAACAACGCGATCCATATCAATACCAAATGATGTGAAATAGTTTTGCGGAGTGCCGAACTCTGAATCATAGAACAATACCACAGACTCAGGATACTTGTCTTGATATGCTTTTGCCATTAAGAGGCTGAACGCAGTCTTGAAGTGCTTACTCGGACCAGCCCACATTGTAAGACCAGGAGTAAACCCACCATCAAGATCACCAGAGAATGCAACATTCACTACAGGAATGCTAGTCTGAATCATATCTTTAGCAGCAAAAAACTTTGATTTAGAAAGAATCGCAGTGTCTTTAATTGTGCTATTTTTCTTTAATTTTTCTAACAGGCTCATTACTATCCACCTTATCTATGTGTTTGATACCGAAATCATCTTGCATCATAAAGTTGTAGATGCTCTCCTTAATACTTTTATTATAATTATCTTTAGGTTTTTTGTCAACTCTTTTCTTTTTTTCAATTATTGGTTCAGATTTAACATTCAAATATGAGATGTTTGCGGCTATAAGCAGCAACACAGCAAGAGGATCAAATACAAGAACAATGAGTATGATTACAAATCGAACTGCGCTGTCAAAGTAGTTGACAGCTTGTTCTTTCCCATAAATTAATTCAGCAATGTATTTAAGAGGACCGATTTTAGACTCAACTTCTGCGTTAGATCGGCGGAGTGATGTAAGTTGCGAATTAAGTTCTGTAATTTTAGTAGAAGATTCCTGAATTGCTGAATTCAATGATGATCTTTCTTCTTTTTGTTGATTTCTAACTCTCGCCGCATCCATAAAACTGTTAGAAACAACATTATCTAATGAGTCTAATCCGCGCTGAGAATTGTCAATAGTTCTTTGTTGACTTTCTATTTGTTGCTCAATTTTGGAAATCTCGAACGCATTATCGTTTACACCTGCAGATGATTCAAGATGAACCTTCGACAAATATCCAAACGTCCCTAGAGAGGTGATGAACATTAGAATTATGATTGCAAATATGAAATACCCCTTGATGATCCTAGGAGCAATATCCCAATTCCGATACAACCAAGAAGCAGCAACAAGTTTAGCAAATTCTAGGCTTGCTCCCATCAACGAAATAGCAAAAACTGCGCCAGGAAATATAGCGATCAATCCAATAATGGAGTAATATGCTGCAGTCCCAGAAAGCAGTAAACCAGCGATGAGTGCAAGTAATGCCATTAAGTTTGATCGTTCCTAACTCTGTATTTTATATTATTTAGATTCATACTTTTAATTATTTCCTTGATCGCATCATTATCTTGCTTTAGGATATCTTTCGTTACTGTTGATACAGTGTAAGATGGTTTACTCATAACCAACCCATTGTGTATCATGTAGTTAAACAAACCATTCTTTAAATTCGACAAATAGATTACTAGATCACCAAAATACACCTTTAGATTATCAGGAATTACATGATAGTTTTTCTTATGCATAAACATTGCTGATCCATAATAAAAATGTGGCATACCACTCATTTTTTTATATTCGCCAGGATTAATTTCTTTTATAATTATGTTACTTCCGTATCCTGCCGAAGCAAGTAAATTGTAACAATCCAATTCATAGTTACAATAACTATGTTCTGAAAACCCTAATATACCATTCTCGGGTAATATCATGTCATAAATCTTACGCAATGAAACTAGATTTACAACGCAATCATCGTTAAGAAAAAATAGTTTGTCATATTTAGATACATCAGCACCACAATTCCATGCAGGATTAACAAAAATATTACCTTCCGTGAAACTGTAATAACGTAATTTTGAAATTTTTTCTAGTAATTTGTGATTTGTTTTCTTGATATCATTATCAACTAAAATAATTTCGCCTATTAACGGATTTCTATCCAGCATTGGCAGCATCACCGATAGATGTGGCGGTCTCCACATTGTAGGAATGATTACGCTTATCATCCGACAACCGTTCTATATTTGAAATTTGAAAGACCATGTTTTGCAAAAACTGGTCGCAACAAGTCATGTTCTTCTAGATCTATTGGGCTCAGTGCATCTTTTCTAGTCCCAACAGAATTAACTGTGGATGACATCTGAGTCATGACAAATCCATTTTCAATTTGATAGTTTTGCTTTCCTTCCCGCAAATTCATCAAATAATTAAATAAATCGCCATAATATATTTTGAATTCTTCTGGAATTTCATAAAAACTTTCCTTGTGTGCATACATCATGCATCCATATGATATATGCGGCATACCAGATCTTTGCGAATAAAACATTGGATTTAATATCTCAAATGTGATATTATCACCAAATCCGTTTTGACAAAATGATTCAAACATATCTATAGTATATGTGCAATAACTTAATGCAGAGTAGCCAATTAATCCTTTATCTGGTGTAATCTGCTCATAAATCTGCTCTAGTGAATTGATATTCGCCAAGCAATCGTCATTAAGCAAAAGTAATTTATTATATTTTGCTAATTTAACACCCAAATTCCATGCAGGATTTGTGTAAATATTTTTTTGTTGAGGTTGATAGTTTATTTTAGATAGACCAATGATTTCATAATCAGTTTTTATAACATCATTGTCAATTAAAATGATTTCGCCGATTAATTCATGACTATTAAGCATAGGAAGCATTTTTTTGTAATGCTTCTCCTGCGGTCGCCACATTGTTGGAATTATTACTGATATCATTTTCGATAAAAGTGAAAATTTTCTTCAAGAACGATGTTTTTAAATTCTTCTGAGTTTGAAGTAGAACCCATAGAAGTTACTGCATAAAAATTATTAATATTCCAATTAAATTTACCATTTTGCATGTTTTTGTTATACAAAAATGTATCGCCATAAAAAATTTTATAATTGTCAGGAATGGGGTGATAACTGTTTTTATGCATAAACATACAAATACCAAATAGATGATGCATATTGTTTGATATTGTCATATTTTTAGATTCCCATTCAGAAAAATATACTGAATCTATATTTTTAAACACTGAAGTTTGATCAAATCCTATGACACCATTTTCAGGAGTAAGATATTCGTATACAAGTTCTAGACAAGTAATATCAAAAAAAACATCATCACTGTATAAACAAATTTTATCAGCATTACAATGAGCCACTCCATAATTCCATGAGGGATTTACATATAAATTTTCACAAGGTTTATGATGAATAATTTTATTTAATTTGTTTATTGTATCGTAATCAGTTTTATTAAAATCATTGTCAATTATAAAAATCTCACTAACTAATGAATGTTTATCCAAAAGAGGCAACATTTGTTTATAGTATTCACCTCTCCACATTGTTGGAACTATAACAGAAATCATATTTTAAATATTAAAATTAAAATTTAGGACAACTCTTCTACTCACATCAGTCGGAGAATTACTAGAATGATATCTAGCACCATCAAATATAACAGCTGTATTCTCTATGCATGGGATCATTTTGACAATTGATAATTTTTTAGTTTTACTAAACTCGTCTGCACTCATATTACTTTTAAAATCATAAAATGTGTCATAGAGATAAGTTGGGGCATCTGTTGTATTTAGATAAATGAGTGCGGTTAAATGCGGTTCATTATGATCAACATGTGCTGTATTGGTGATGCGTTCTGCACTTTTTGTAATTAAACCAACTCTTATTCTATGCAATTGTGTAATATTCAACCTGCAATTATCTAGCATGGTTGCAAATCCAGCCTCAACAATATATGACTCAGGAAAAATGCGATTCCCGTCTTTGTATAAATATCGTCCAAATGAAAAATTGTCTGTGATTTCGGAAATTCCTGTTGATTCCATAAACGACCAAGAAAATTCTTCGCTGAAAATCCACTGCTTCATATGTTTGAATAGAGTTGGCGAAAATGCTCTATCAATTAGTATGATATCATTATTATCGCTCATGCGAAAAAATCTTCGATAGAATTAATTTTTTCAGTCTTCCAATCAATCGCAGACAGAATAATATCCAATGGTTCTAGGAACGATTTATCAAACTGAAGATCATAATCTATGTATTTCTCAGCACCAAGTTGTTTTGGAATGCCTGATAGAAACGCCAGAGTATTGTTATTGAATATGTTTGGTTGTTTTAAATAGATAAACTTGATCTTTTCGCCTTCTTGGATTACTTGATATCGTTTAGTTAGTTTTAATTCACGCAAGAAATGATTGTAAACAAGTGCACCCTTCACATGAATTGGTGTGCCTTTCTTGAAGATATTTGCAGCATCTGAATATTCACCCAATCCATTGACGCTTCTCGGAAAAGATATTTCCTCAACAGGAAGGGTTCGAAACTCATTTCGAAAGTTCTCAATAAACTTATGCAGATCTTCTTCAGTCTGAGTCATAATGATATTAATCGCTTCTTTAATTTTTGTGCGACAGGCTGATGGTGTGGATGATTTAACTGCCTCGAGACCCATGATCTTTAATTTTGGTTTTGTGTAAACCACACCCTCACTATCGTATACATGAAGAATGTATCGTTTCTTCGCAGTCCATATTGCCTTGTCAGCAAGAGACTCACGTTTCATTTCCATGCGCTGCTGATATGCATTCAAATAATCTTTGAGTTCTTCATATGAAGAATCAATATAAGGTTGTAGTTTTTCTTCACAAACTTTATCCATAAACTTGATGACCTTTTTAGAGTCGGTGACGTTTGGATATAATTTATCAATAATTGGTCCCATGTTCAGATAAATTGAGTCTGTATCTGATGCGATAACATAATCGCCACCAGTCGTTTTCAACAATTTATTCATGTAATCATTAATTTTCTTTTCAATCCATCGAATCGACAATTGCCCTGCCGTAGTAATACCCTCGGCGATACGAGTATCAAAGAAACGGAAGTATTGATTACCCAGCGCACCATAAGCAGAATTCAGTGTAACCTTTTTGGCTAACTGAAGATTGTTATATCGAGCAACTTGTTTTTCAAGATACTCAACTTGATTCTTATCTTCAAGAACCGTTTCGATTTTCTTTTTAGATTCTAATGCTAGTTTCTTATAGCGTGTACGGTCTTTGTACATGCTATCCATAATTTCAGGCATCACACCTTGTTTACTTGTTTTGAAGAATTGACAATTAGGTGTAAGTGTGGCGTCAACATTCTTTAAGAAGTCAGCGCGAATCTTTTGATTTAGTAGCGAATCAACGCTCACACTACCTTCGCGAACAAGATTGCGCATCTCAATAGTATATTTCGTGGGTTCAATCAGAGTCTCCATTGAAATATTATACTGCATAATAAGATGCGGATACAGACTGTTCAAGTCAAATGACGCCACCCATTGATGCATACCCAAAAGAGGTTCTTTAACATATGCACCTTCATAGGCACCACGCTTATCACCCTTCTTCATTTGAGGGATAACAATCTTCTTTTTCAGCAAATGATTGTATACAATCGCATCCCACATGCGCACCTGCGTGAACACATCATCGTAGTTGACTTTATTATCATATGCAAGTGTCAACGCCAACTCAATCAACTTCATCTTGTCTTCAAGTTTCTCTACAAGTTCAACGTCTTTGATGTTATATTCAATGAACTTTTGATAGTCGTACTTGTACAATTGATGTAGAGTTTCAAACTCTGAGTAATCAATCTTCTTTTCGCCCAATTCAACGTGAGCAATATTATCAAGTCGATAAGATTCTTTCTGCGAATAGGTGAACTTGCGATAGAGTTGGAGATAGTCGAGAATAGAAACACCCATGATTTCGTATACTTGCGTCTTACGATTCATGATGAACACTTCATGTTCTCTTAATTTATTCCAAGGGGAAAGTTTCTTGGCTTCATCTTCACCAAAGAGTTTGATGATGCGATTTACAAGATAAGGAAAGTCAAACTGCTCGATGTTCCAACCACTTACAACATCTGGGTGGAATCTTGCCCAGAAGTCAATGAAACGTCGTACGAGATCGTATTCATCTCGACACTTTGCATAGTGCACGTCGTCACGGTGCTTGCTATAATCGCTGACACCAAACACAAAATAATTACCCTTAATTTTGATAGTGATTGCGGTAATTTCTTCGTTAGCATCTCTTGGCTCTGGGAATCCATTCTCTGATCCAACTTCGATGTCAAGATAGGCAATGCAAATTTTATTAACATCCCACAATATATCATCACCAAAGTTATCGGCAATAAAAGCATACTCATAGCGGTTATTGCCAAAAATAGGAAAATTATCGACACTCTCATACCTCTCTAAGAATTGGCGACAGTCAGGAATTGTTCCTGGCTGAATAGGTTT